TGTATTGATTACAAAGATTTTGAGGCTCGCTGTTCAACAATATTTAATACAAAAGGTCAGATTAAATTTATTCTGGCTGCATAAAAGGAAAGATTATGAAAAAGCCAGACTGGGAGGCTATCGAATCAGCCTACAGGGCTGGATTACTGTCTATAAGAGAGATAGCAAGCAAAAACGGGATAACCGACGGAGCTATCAGGAAAAGGGCAAAAAAAGAAAATTGGTCCAGAGACTTATCAGAAAAGATTAAAAATAAATCTGATGAATTAGTACGCACTAAAGAGGTACGCACAAAAGTACGCACGGAAAACGTATTATCAGAAAGGGTATTAATTGAAGCTAACGCCGAAGTAATTGCCAGTGTTCGCATGGAACACCGAGGCGATATTCGTAAAGCTCGTAATATCACCAACGCCTTATTTGAGGAGCTTGGAGCTGAATGTGCTGATATAGAGGCATTCAAAAAACTTGGTGAGTTATTAGCAAATCCAGACCAAAACGGCAGGGACAAACTCAATGAAGTTTATATGGCTGTCATATCCATGCCAGAAAGGGTGAAATCAATGAAAGCATTAAGTGAAACATTGAAAAATTTAATCACTTTAGAGCGTCAAGCTTACAACATTGATGACACACCAAAAGATAATTCAGTTAGCCAACTTTCGGATTTAATGGATAAACTATCACAGGAGGGTTAATGTTATCTCCTGGTCATTTAAAAAAACTCAGTAATAAGCTTTGGCGTTTAAATAACCTTTACTACATCACAGATAAAGCAGGCAAACAAATTCGCTTCACAATGACCCCTGAACAGCTTGAATACTTCGAGGGGATGCATACAAGGAATATCATATTAAAAGCTCGGCAATTGGGGTTTACTACCGAAGTATGCATTATTCAGTTAGATGCCGCTTTATTTGAATCAGCTAAATGTGCGTTGATTGCTCACACTTTAAATGATGCTAAAAGATTATTTAGAGAAAAAGTTAAATATGCTTATGACAGACTACCCGAAGAAATAAAACAAGCCAACCCTGCTAGTAATGATGCTGCTGGCGAGTTGGTTTTTAAAAAGGGTGGTTCGCTTTATGTTTCTACTTCATTTCGTGGCGGCACATTGCGTTACTTACATGTTTCCGAGTTTGGTAAGATTTGTGCTAAGTTTCCTGATAAAGCTAAGGAAATCGTCACAGGTGCTTTTGAGGCGGTTGCTACTGGTTGTTTCATTACAATAGAAAGTACCGCTGAGGGTAAAAGTGGTTATTTTTACGATTACTGCAATACAGCTGAAAAAGCCCATATTCAAGGCAAGCCTTTATCATCACTGGATTGGAAGTTTTTCTTTTTCTCTTGGTGGAAAAATCCGCTTTATGCGATAACGCCAGTTGAACCGATACCAACTCGATTAGAAGAGTATTTTAGCGAAATAAAAGCTAAGCATGGTATCGACTTAACAGAAGAGCAAAAAGCTTGGTATCACGCTAAAGAGAAAACACTAGGTGATGATATGAAGCGTGAATATCCATCTATACCAAGTGAGGCGTTCGAGCAATCAATTGAGGGCGCATATTATGCTAGTCAATTTAGGCAATTATATAGTCAAAATCGCATCACAAAATTACCTAACAATGGCCATTTGGATGTTTATACATATTGGGATTTAGGTGTTGGTGACTCGACGGCTATTTGGTTTGTGCGTAAGGTTGGCGATGAATTTCATATCATTGACTACTATGAAAATAGTGGTGAAGGACTAAGACATTACATGAAGGTGCTTAAGAGCAAAGCGGAAGAGTTTGGCTATAAGTATGCAGAGCATTGGGCACCTCATGATATTGATAACCGTGAGTTGTCAGGTGATGGTAAAAGCCGAAAACAAATTGCTAAAGAAGGTTACGAAATTGACGGGGAAAAATACAGCATTAACTTTAAAGTCGTTCCTAAAAACAGCGTTGATGATGGTATAGAATCAGTTCGTGAAATTTTGCCGCTTTGTGCATTTGATTCAGGTAAATGCGAACAAGGTATTGCTAATTTAGAAACGTATCGAAAAGCATGGGATGATAAAAACGGCTGTTGGCGAGATAAACCGCTTCATGACCACACATCGCACGGTGCGGATGCGTTTAGATATTTTGCTGTGGCTAATCGAAATAAACGCAAACGAACCGCAGGTTTATTTATGAGGTAATAATGAATTATTCAACACTGACAGATGATCAGCTAATGGCTTCTGTTCAATTTGCTATTAACAGCAGTCAAGACATTAGCAGACAAAGGTTAGCATATGCATCATCAGGATTAGTTAATAATACAAAACGTGCATTCATCGATAGTGAATTTGGTTACCCTGAGAATTTAACATTTAACGATTTTTATAAGGTATATAAAAGAACAGGTGGCGCTCGTGGATTTGTGGATAGGTTAACAGATATTTGTTGGTTAGATTATCCTAAGTTCATTGATGGTGATATTCGAGAGCAAGATACAAAACTAACAACGTGGGAAAAAATTGTAACGGACCTATTCAATGATAAGTTGTGGCCATCAATAGTTGAGGCTGACAAACGAGGTATTGTTGGTCGTTATTCTGCATTAATTATTCAGTTACGAGACGGTCAGACATGGGATAAGCCTGTTGATACCAAAGTTATAAACCGATTATCACCTCAAGATGCTATTGTTAAGTTAATTCCTGCTTGGGAATGTCAGTTAAAACCATGTGAATGGAATCAAGACGAGACTGACGAAAATTATGGCCAAGTCACGAAGTACCAGTTTGACGAGTAGTCAATCAATAATCAATCCATCAAGCCACGAATATCACGCAAAATCCATCCAGACAGAGTATTTATACTAAAAGAAACATCAGTAAT